TAGCATATTTTCATATTAAGAATACATTGTGGACTAAACAATATAATTGGCTTCACCGTTTCAGATATGATTGAATGGTGCGGAGGAAAGCCAGATAGAAGAGTAAATGGAACTAATGATAAAGTTTTGTCTACATTGGATGCATTAAGCAATAGGGGCTATTTAACATATCTTACTGAGAAAAGTAGAAGTTCTTATATGAAGTGTGAATTTAACATAAGTCATTATTACGAAGAGTGTTCTAATGGTTATGCAGTAGTATACTTAGATGAATTAGAAAAAATAATGAGTTATAAAAAAGAGAATTTAAAAGATAATACACTTAATAATATGACCATACTTCTTGCTTTTGCTTATCTTAGAAATAAGATACGACGAAGACCAAATGAATTATTCCCAGAAGAAAGAACTTCTAATGGTGTAAAAAAAAGAAAAGAGAAACTTCCAGATGCTTATGGAAGCAGCTTTTTAGATATAGCTAATGCGTTAAATATTTCTTCTAAAACTCTATCTAAAATAATCGATATTCTTGAACAAGAATTAAAGCTTATTGTAACCGATAGGGCTTTTAGGGTAAAAAATGAAGATAATGAGTTCAGAACTTTGCCTACTATTTTTGCCAATGCTTATAAACGAGAAGATAAATACTTGTTGGACACTGGCGATAATTACAGTAGGGCAGAAATTGAATTAAAAGCTGAAAACTTAAAACGACATTATCAAGGATATAGAATTGACAAAAAGAAAAGAAAATCTAAAAAGAAAGGAGAAAGTGCCAATGAATAACAAACATAATTTTGACGACATTATAGACGAACAATATTACAATAGATGTCTAACAAAGGCAGACTTCTATCCTCCGTCTGATAATAGATATTTGAAATCCAATGTTAAGGATGTAGTTGGTGGAGATAATTTTGCCGATTATTGTGAATATATTTTTGATTTACTTGAGGAAGAAGAATATTATGAATAATTTATAACTATTAAAGTTATAAACATAAACAAAAGAAAAAGAAATGATTGGAATGAATGAAAAGAAGTAATTTAAAGAAGGTGTTAAGATGAGTTTGGATGTTCAAGTACAAATTCTAAGTGTAGATACAGGTAATTTCTACAGTAATAAAGAAGCTCGTCTGCATTGGGCAAATCATAAATTAAGAGCCGAGAGAAATAGGCTTGTTAATGGTGGCGATATTATAAGCGCCAATGGTAAAACAAAAAGAACTATTATTGGATTAAAAGAAATTGAATCCAAAATAACCAAATACGGTGTAACCGTTTTAGAGTTAGAAGAAGCTGCAAAATCTGAAAATGGATTTGAAAATTTTGGAGAAAATCAAGAAGAGCTGTTTAAACTTTATGATGCTTATAGATTTTTAAAACATTTAATTTCAATAAAAAACAAATCTATTAAAAAAACAAAAGACGATTTATTAAAGTTGTTGGAAAATAAAATTAATGCAAATATCCAATCAAATGGCAGCCATCATATTAGAGCATTAAGAGAAAATCAAGTTTCAGAAAAAAATGTTATCTCCGTGTTTGACTCATCTTTTACAAGAATGATTGGAGCAAAACAGGATGAACTATGTGAAGATTTTATGGTGGTTCAGGTTTATTATTTTGATGTAATAAAAGACTTGATTTACTATGGCTTCACATACAAAGGTGAAAAGTATATTTACTTCACCTCTTCTGCTGGTCAAATTAGAACAAAGAAAACTGTATTTATTAAAGAATCTGTTTGGAAGCAATATGAGAAAACAATTATGTGTGGACTTACAATTGATTCAATTAATGAAAAAGGCGGCAATAATCCTAACAAACACTTGGCTTATATGGCTTTGACCAATTCTGCTACAGATGTATGGGATGAGTTTGATATTGATAAAGCTATTGTCATTGACGATTTTGAAACTGATGTATATGGAACTTATGATTTGGTAGACGATGTTAATTATTCTATAAAACGAATATCTGATTATGTGCCTATACCTCATACAGATGGAGCTGGCATGATGTTGCCTTGTATGGGTAAAAACCGTATGGTTCGTTTGCCTTGGATAAAAGGATTGTTAGGCTCTTTTGATTATGTAAAGTTTATTAATAAAAATAATTGCTCCCCTGTTATAAAAGATATCTATGGAAAAGAACACAATATTATCGATGAAGATATTCAGATTATTTTTACAAAGTCACAATTTAAAATGTGGAAATATTATGATTCTTGGGAGCAGTATAAAGAATATTATAAACGGTATGATTGTTCTGCTGGATATACCAACATAGAAGAAGACAAAATAAAAAACGCCACAATAAACTATCAAATGCTTCAGACATTAACAGATGTTACTGATGATGAAATAAATAACATTGTTCAAAAATCACAAGATAAATTAAATAACATTGGTACTCTTAACGGAATCAAAGATGTATTTGGTGTAACTCCATATAATACCAATATGACATATTTACAACAGGCAATTAGTTTGTATCCCACATTGCTTAATGACGAATATTTAAAGGCTACTTTAAGAGAGATTAAAGATAGCATGGTAAAAAGATATAAAGCTGGCAGTTTAGTTGTTCGTGGTAAATATACATTTTTACTCCCTGATTTTTATGCAGCTTGTCAATATTGGTTTATGGATATTAAGAATCCAGAGGGGTTGCTTAATGATGGAGAAGTTTTTTGTTGGTTGTTTAGAAAAGACGAAAAACTTGATTGCTTGCGCTCCCCTCACCTTTACAAAGAACACGCAGTAAGAAAAAATGTGGCTTGCGTTTACGACAGGAATAAAAATAAAAACTTAGAAGTGAACGAAGAAAAAAAGAATAGACAAGAGATGGTTCGTGAGTGGTTCTGTACAGATGCTATTTATACAAGTTGTCACGATTTAATTAGCAAGATTCTTCAGTTCGATGTCGATGGAGACAAGTCTCTTGTAGTTGCAGATGAAAATGTGGTTAGTGTTGCAGAAAGAAATATGGATGGCATTGTGCCACTTTATTATAATATGAAAAAGGCTTCTCCTATTCAATTAAACAATCAAACAATCTATGATGGATTGAACGCCGCTTTTGTTGGTGGAAATATTGGAATTTATAGTAACAATATTTCTAAGATTTGGAATAGCGATGTTTTTGTAAATGGAACTGAAAAAGAAAAACAAGATGCAATTAATTTGGTAAAGTTGTTGTGTATGGAAAATAACTTTGTTATTGATTAAATATTAGTCACTTCATACAGTAATGTATGTCGAATAAGTTGGTGAACCTAGAAATCTAGGGTGTGTATTGTACGAATTAGGAATTGTAGGAAATGACAATTAGACAATATGCTAACTGGGAAAATCTAAGTAATTAATTAGGGAAACATCTTTTAATTAGTAAATGTATATAGATTAGGAGGTGTTATATGGATTTTATAAATCAAGAAAAATATAAAGACGATTATGGTATTTATGGAATTATAAATAAAATAAACGGAAAAGTATATGTTGGACAAACTGGCGAAAGATTTCTAAGAAGATATTGGCATCATCAATGGAAACTTAGAGATAACAGTCACGATAATACTTATCTGCAAAATGCGTGGAATAAATATGGTGAAGATAATTTTGATTATGTCGTGCTAGAAGTTGTTAGGGATTCAAGTTTGCTAGATGAATTAGAAATTAAATATATAGATTATTATAAAAAGAATAATCTGAGCTACAATATGCTTCTTGGTGGCGGCGGAAGACGAGGATTTAAAATGTCTGATAACACTAAAAAGATAATTGCAGAAAAGAATCGTCAGCATATGCTTGGAACTAAACATTCAGAAAAAACAAAAAGGAAAATGTCGGAAACAAGAAGTGGACGGCATATTAATAGAAACACAGATATTTTAAACCAAGATATTGTAAGGAATATTAAGTTATTACTAATTAATGGAAAGACGGCTAGTGAAGTGTCAAAAGAGTTGGGAATTGATTATAAATTAATAAATAATTTAATTGCAAACAATACTTGGAAAACTGTCGTTGTTGATGGTTGGAATGAATATCGTAGTAATAGAAAGACATATAAAAGATTAACTAAAAAAGACCATAAAGAAATTTATAGATTGCATTTTGAAGATAGATATACGGAAATCCAATTGTCAGAAATGTATAATAGAAGTATTGATATGATAAAATTGATATTAAAAGATGACTCTAATAAATTATATGACAATCCAGTGCCAAGCAATTGTTTGTAAACAATTGAAGGTCAAACGACTATCCCTTGGCTGTGAAATTCAGCAACAGGAGTAGGGGCAAGGCGAAATTCCTTGCTGGGTGAAAACCCCTTAAATCGAAGTGCCAACCACGGGAAGCCCTCTTATTTAAGAGCCTATGAATTGACATAGGGCGATGATATAGTCTACACCCACTCTTAAATGAGTGTTAAAGTATTGCGAAAGCAAGGGTAGAACGGTTTGCAAAAACTTTGTATAAGCCAGAAAGACCTAAACAAGTTCATGAAAAAATAACTGCATTTACAAAGGGTAATGTTCCCCACTTTTTTATTTATGCTAAAGATAAAGAAGATTCACAGGTTGAAAAATTAAATGACAGCTTCGTGAATAAGCTTGATAAAAAAATTATAAATCCAAGAATTAATTGCCGCAATCTAAAAGACCCTAATGGAAAGAAGCTTGGAGCTATAGATTATACAAAATTGGTTAGCAATCCCAATATCAAATGTAAAGTTACCTATCATAAAAACGGCACCATTGACGAATCTAAAACAGACCCTTTGATTGTAAAGTATTGTGAGTTAAACCAAAAATATCATTTTAAGATTAATATGAAATGCGTTGATTTGTCGAATGATATTTTTATTAATACAGATGCAAAACAAAGAGTATTCTTTAAAGGTGTTGCAAATGAGATTAAATATGAGTTGTCTCAATTTGGTTATACTAACGCCGAGGTAACAGATATCCTTGTTAAGTTTTTGTATAATGTAAAACCCAGTAAACATAAAGATGTTCTTTGGTTTTGCTATGGTGGATACATAGTAGATAATTTAAAAAGGAATAACTGTAAATCAGATACAAAAATAATTCAGTGTATTGATTGTGGAGAATGGATTGAAGTTAACTCAAAAGATAATGCAACTTGTAGATGTGTCGAATGTTATTCTGCACATAGAAAAATGTATAAGGCAAAAAAGGAAAAAGAGCGTCGAGATAAATTGCGTGGACAGAGCAAAGAACTTGATTATATGACCAACAGTTAAGGTTATATGAATAAAATTAAACCAATAAATCGCCTAAAAATAAGGAATGCGAAATGTTCCCTACTAGGGAAACACCCTTTTAAAGCAATGCTCTTAAAGGTTACTGGCAGAAAGTACTAATTAGAAACTACAGCTAACCTTTAAGTAGTTTTGTTTGCTTTTCTTTTATTTATGGTTGATTGGTTGAAGTGAAATATTTGGAGGTATATGTATTGAGTAGTAAAAACAAATCGGTTATCACAAAGGAATGCTTAATAAATACTATTTTAGATAAGAGTAACGATGACTTTATTTCAACAGAAGATTTGATTAAGTTGATTGATAAAGCGGCTAATGAAGATGGAACTATATCTAAAAAGAAGTTAATTAAATCTATTAGGAGTTCCCATACTAAATCTGTAATAAAAGATGTTTATGGCTCATTAGAAGAAATTATTTTTAATTCTCTTTCTTCTGTAGATAAAAAACAAGATGTGTGTATTAGGCTATTTGAAGGAATTAGTCTGGATGGCATATATGTTTCTGAAAAGACAAAGAAAAATAATTTAACTGGTGAAGTAGGTTTTGTAGAAAGCAAGATTAAGCCAAAATTTAACATTACTCGTTCTTACTGCGAGAAGTTAAACAACAAATAATTAATACCAATAGTTCGGTATATTCAGTAGTAATGCTGTTTATATACAATGTGCTGTCGTCTCAATAGGGGCGACGGCACTCTTCTTTTCATTCATTTTTCTTTCGCCTTTCTTAAAGCGGTAGTCTGTCCATAAGGGCAGACTACTAACTCAATATATAAATGAATGAAGGTTTGTTTTAATGCGAGTGTGCTGGAATTGGTAGACTGGCAAGAATGAGAATCTTGTGCTTAGATAGGCGTATGGGTTCAAGTCCCATCATTCGCACCAGCGGCTCAAAACTTTGGCAACGAGTTTACAGGAACTTGTGCTTGCATCGGTTCTGTTTTTAGAGTTGCCTTTTATATTCTCCTATAGCTCAGTTGGTAGAGCAACGGACTGTTAATCCGTGTGTCACTGGTTCAAGTCCAGTTGGGAGAGCCATATGGCTCCGTAGTTCAGTTGGTTAGAACGCCGCCCTGTCACGGCGGAGGTCAGGGGTTCGAGTCTCCTTGGAGTCGCCATTTTATGCGGTGCTTAAGAGCACTGCTTTTTTATTTTGTAAATTTTTATTTTATGTAAAGGTGTGAAGGTATAAAAAATATGAATGAATTTTTAAAATTAGAAAATGAAACCGAAGAGCAATATTTATGGAAAATTGGTCAGCTTGTAGACTCTGGAAAGATTGAAAGTTGGGCTTCCATTAATAACATTGTAAATAAAGAACTTGGTATTGACGAAGACAAATGGCGTGATGAGTCAAGCTTTCGTAAAAGATATCAAGCAGCTAAGAAGTTTTATGATGGATGCTTCTCTAAAATGGAATCTGAGGAATACCAGAAAAAACTTGATGTTATGAACAGAGAACTTGCACGAAATACTATTAAACTTCGTGACCAAAGGCGCTCTTGGAATAAGCAAAATTATACGGATGGTCGTTTTGATGAGGTAATGGATATTATTGAAGAGCGATTAGATGATTTTGCAAAAGTAGACTTTGCTACCCACCCTGCTCCTATTCTAGATGGTGATAACTCTATGATTATTTGTTTGTCAGATTTGCATATTGGACAATGTTTTTCTTCTTATTTTGGAGAATTTAATTCTGATATTGCAAAATTAAGACTACAGAAATATATGAGTGAATTGCTTGAGATTGCAAAATTAAATAAAGTTAAAAAAGCATATGTATGTATGCTTGGAGATAATATTTCGAATTCTCTACATAAGACCATCGAAGTTAGCAATAAAGAAAATGTTATTGACCAATTAAAACTTAGTATTGAATATATTACTTCGTTCTGTTATGAATTGACAAAACATTTTGAACAGGTTTATTTTGCTTCTACAAGCGGAAACCACTCAAGATTACAAGCAAAAGATTTGGCGCAACACAGCGAAAGACTCGATGCTTTTATTGCATGGGATGTTTGTAGAGCACTTAAAGACCAAGAAAATTTTTATTCGCTTTTAGATAAAAGCATTGATGATGGCATTGCGGAAATTAATGTGGATGGAAAATCATACCTTTTAATTCACGGCGATTTTGATGCTACTACGAGACAGGGATATATGAAGTTAGCTGATATGGTTGAATTCTTTCCAGATTATATCCTTTGTGGACATCGACATTTTTGTTCATATAGCCAAGAAACTAAGTTTATTCAAAGTGGTAGTCTGGCTGGTAGTGGATGCGACTACACTATTGAAAAGCGTTTAAAGGGAAAGGCTTCGCAAATGGTATGTATATGTGATAAGTCTGGTGTTAAGGGATTATACCCTGTTATTTTAAGTTAAAAGGTAAGGTTATATAAAAATGAATAATGTAGAACTATATTGTTGTTACTCTCTAAATTTACGAGAGTTTCTATATAATAATGGATTAAGATATAAGTTAGCAGCATTAAATCCAAACAGTAAGAGTTTGTTTTGGGTTTATGTAAAGAATGAAAAACTAGACAGATTATTAAATGAGTGGAGTGCTAATAAGCAGACCATCATTAATGAGTAAAATATATCATGTTTTAATATTTGGAGGTGATATATTTTGGACAAAGTAAAAAAAGAAAAATATAAATGTCTTTATTGTGGTAAGGCATATGTTGACACGAATTATTACGGCTCTAACAGTGTGTTTTATAGCAATACTGGGAAGTTGCCGTATTGCAAGCAATGCATAGAAAGATTGTTTCAATATTATTCTAGAAAATATGCAAACGAAGGATATCCATATCCAGAAAGAAAAGCTGTTAAAAGGCTCTGCATGGCTTTTGATGTTTATTACAAAGAAGATGTTTTTAACTCTGCTATAAGAAATTATAGAGAGAGCGATGCAAATGTGAGTACATCTCCAATGAGTCAATATATGAGGCTTATACAACTTACTCAATATAATCGCAACAAAGAAACATATGAGAACACTTTGACAATAGAAAATCAGCATGAGATTGCCGAAGGTTCTCCAGTTGATACGGCTACTGATTTTGAAGCAGATAAGGCTACGATTGATTTCTTTGGCGCTGGCTTTAGTAATGAAGACTATGAATTCTTAAAAAGAGAATATGAAGATTGGACTGCAAGACACGAGTGTAAAACAAAAGCTCAAGAAGAAGTGTTTAAGGACATATGTTTTAATAGATTACAGAATTTAAAAGCATTGCGCAAAGGCGAAGAAACAAAAGATATTACGGCTGCCTTCCAAAAACTATTGGATTCTGGTAAGTTGCAACCAAAACAAAATGCTGGCGATACAACAGCAGATAATCAGACATTCGGCACTCTGATTGATAAGTGGGAAAATACAAGACCACTGCCAGAAATTGACGAAGAATTAAAAGATGTTGACAAGATAGGGTTTTACATTGACACATTTTTCAAGGGTCATACTTGTAAGATGTTAAATGTAAAAAATGCATTTTCAAATTTGTATTCTTCTATGATGAAGAAATTTACGGTTAATAAACCAGAATACAATTTGGATGAAGACGATTATGATTCAGAGATAAATTTTGACACAATATTTGGCGACCAATCTTCTGATTTTCCCGATGAATAAAGTGGGGTGTTGAATTAATATGCAACAGAAAAAATCAGAAAAACAATTGGCAAATGAGAAGTCTGAGAGAATTATGAATGGCGTGGCTTATTGGGCTGCTTTCTACCGTTGTAATCCTCAAAGATTCGCAAAAGATTATTTAAATATTAATCTAAAATTATTTCAAAAGATATTGTTATATATGATGATGTGTATGAATTTTTTCATGTACATCGCTAGTCGGGGTCAAAAATAAAAAATAAATATTTTTGCACAAGAGGATTTGGCGGATAACTACCGCCCACCTCTTTTTATTTTGCGGTAAAAAGAGGTATATAATATGAAAAAATTATTTAATAAAGAACAAGAAGAATTTATTATATCTAATTATTTAACAATGAAATATAGTGATATTGCTAAATCATTAGGCGGTTATACATCTGCTCAAATAACTGGTTGGCTAAATAATAACGGATATAAAAAAGGTCATAATTCTATATTTTCTAAAGATGACATTGATTATATGAGAAAAAACTATCTGTTAATGCCATATAAAGAAATAGCGTATAATATTGGTTTTACAGAAAGGCAAGTTAGAGGCTGGATAAACAATAATTGCAATAAAAAAATTAGAACTTTTAATGACAGATATTTTTCTGATATTAAAAGTTCTAATCAGGCATATTGGTTGGGATTTATTTTTGCAGATGGTTGGATAACCAGAAATGGTATTGGCAGAAGTTGTGAATTAGGCATAGAACTGTGTGATATAGATGAACAACAATTAATAGATTTTAATATGGAATTAGGTGGTGTTCATGATATAAAACACACTCATTATGAAAAATACATATGCAATCATAAAAATATCTCTGTAACTGATACTGTGTGTATTAGGATATATTCAAAACAAATTGTTGAGGATTTAATAATGCATAATGTTTTAGAAAACAAAACTTTAAAACCAGACTATCCAGTCGTTGAAGATGATTTGTTTTTTGATTTTCTCAGAGGATATATAGATGGCGATGGATGTATTTATGTGAATGAAAATAATATGTCTGCTTCTCAGGTTCATATTACTTCGTCTCATTGTGAAGTGCTGAATTATTTAAAAGATAAGTTATCTTTATATGGTATTAAATCAAGTGTATATAAAGAAAAAGAAAATAAATATAGAATATATATAAATCATAAAAACGCCATAAAATTACTTGATATGATTTATTATGATGAAAATGTTCAGAAATTAGATAGAAAATATCAAAAATATTTATTATTAAAGGCTCTCTTAATTAGAGATAATTAAGTAATAAAGTGGGCAAAATCGGTGAAGGCTTAGCTGCTAATACCGAGGTAAACATTTGAATTGCGAATAGGTCAAATGTCACTGTAACGCATAGAGATTGAATAAATATAATATCTCCACGAGTGTCCACTACCCTAACGAATTAAGACGAGGGTAAAAATGTATGCTAGACTGGGTTGGAAATGACCAACCGATGAAAATGAGAGAAATCTCCAGAGCATAGGATAAAAAGCCTATGGTTAATAACAACCGCAAGGAAAAACATGGCTAACTGCTTTATTCTGCGTTATAAGATGTATCTTATTCCCCAAAACAAAAATTTGTATAGCGTCTGCAACAAGACCACAAGCAAATGAAGTACTTCTTAAAATAACAGATGATTTTATGAAAAACTATGGATGGGGTTCTGACAATCTACGAAGAGAAATTATTTATGCTTCTGTTGGTGCTAATAAGGCAGTTATCGAATTCGCAAACGGTTCTTGGATAAGAGTTGTAACAGCGTCTGATTCTGGACGAGGAGCAAGAGCAAACATATTGATTGTAGACGAATTTAGAATGGTGGATTTAGACACAATTAATACTGTTCTTAGAAGGTTTCTAACTGCTCCAAGACAGCCAAATTATTTAAATAATCCTAAATACGAACATTTATTGGAGCGTAACAAAGAACTTTATATGAGTTCTGCGTGGTATAAATCGCACTGGTCTTTTGATAAGGCAAAAGCATATTTTAAGAACATGTTAGATGAAACAAAAAAATATTTCATATGTAGTTTGCCATATCAAATAGCGATTAAAGAGGGTTTGTTGTCAAGAGAACAAATTGAGGATGAAATGTCTGAGTCTGATTTTGATTCGATGAAATTTAGCATGGAAATGGAATCTTTGTTCTTTGGCGACACAGATGGAGCTTTCTTTACATTTGACGATATTTCAAGTCGTAGAAAATTAAAAACGGCTATATATCCCACTACTTTATCTAATAGCGGAAAGAATCTAAAAATACCAGACTTGGTTCCTAATGAGCGCAGAATTCTTTCTGTGGATATAGCTTTAATGGCTTCTAAGAAACAAAATAACGACGCAAGTGCAATTATAATTAATAGTGCTATACCAACAAATAATGATAATTATACATCTAATATTATCTACATGGAAAATCACGAGGGTTTAACTACTGATGAATTGGCATTAGTTGTTCGTAGACTGTATGACGTGTATAAATGCACAGACCTTGTGGTTGATACAAATGGTGTTGGCTTAAGCGTGTTTGATATGCTCATACAAGATATAGTTGACCCTACTACTGGCGAACTATATCCTGCTCTATCTTGTTGTAATGATAAAGCTATGGCAGAAAGATGTAAAGTAGATAATGCGCCAAAAGTAATTTGGTCTATTAAGGCAAGTGCATCATTTAACAATGAAATTTGTACTTTGCTTCGTAGCGGCTTTCAAAACGGAAAGATTAATTTACTGATTTCCGAATTTGAAGCAGAAGAAATTTTAAAAGATAAAATTAAGGGCTTTGCAAAAATGCCAGCATATGAGCAAATGCAATATAAACTGCCCTATATTCAAACAACATTGCTTGTTTACGAATTGATTAATCTTGAGTATGAGATTAAGGGTACAAATGTAAAAATCACTGAAAAAAGTGGTATGCGCAAGGATAGATACTCTTCTCTTGCGTATAACTATTGGGTTCAGTGTCAACTTGAACGAGAAATGTTGAGAAAACAAAAAACTGGGTTTAATGCTTTCGAATATGCTTCGAAATTAAGAAAATTAAATCAAAAACCTACTGTGTATTAATTCTAAAAGAAAGGGGTGAGATAACGCTTGAGTAATAAAAAGAATAAAAAAAGAACTGTAATTTATACAAAGGCAGATTATAAAAAAGACCAAGGCAAATTTGAAAAATCTGTAAAAGAGGGAAAACTTGATTTAGGCAATTTTCAGAGACTTATGATTAGAGATATTTGTACGAATACTAGTATTATTGAAACTGGTTGTATTGGCGATATTAGTATGCGTGATGTTGAAATAGCATTAAAATATCCAAAGCAAGGTTGGAAAATTCTATTGGCAGTTTCAGAGGAACTCATGAGGGTCTCACCCTATTATTATAGAATGAACACTTTGTATTCTAATATGGCGCTTTTCTGTTGGTGGATAGATTTATATGATGTAAAAGAAAGTGCAAAAGTAGAAATTATGAAAAAGACATATTCTGCTCTTGCCGCCAAATTAGAAAATATGAACTTAAAGCATGAATTTTCTAAGATTATGAAGGTTATCCCACATCAAGATGTCTATTGTGGATTGGCATTTGAAAATCAATCTGATTTCTTTTTTCAGCAAATAAATTATAGTATTTGTGAACTTTATCAAGTGCAAGACGGATTGTATAATTTTAGAATTAATTTAAGTTGTATTGATGCAAGAAATATCGATGCTTATCCTAACTATGTAAAGAAAGCCTATGTTGATTGGGCTGAAAGCGTAAAAAATGGCGTAGCACCTCCTGAATCTCAATGGTATGCTCCACCTGCTGACAAACAAATTTGTTTAAAATTAAATAGTCAATGGGCGTACCCATACCCTATTTTAATTTCTTTGATTAAAGACATTTTAAACTTAGACATCTACAAGAAGTTGAAATTGCAATCTGCTAGAACAGACAATTATAAAGCTATTGCTGTTGAGGTTCCCATTGATGAAACGACAGTTGATAAGCCTCTGCTTACTCCTGATACTCTTGGTATTTTTGCTGAGATTAATAGAGAAAGTATGACTGATGATATTGGACTGCTTCATACATTGGGTTCTAGTGCTACTCCTATTAGCTTTAAGGACAGTAGCAATACTAGGAATAATGTAAGCGATGCTGTAGACGAATTATATAATGCTTCTGGTACTACGAAAGAACTTGGAAATGGAAGTTCGTCTGGTACGGCAGTTACATTTTCAATTGAGAATGATGCTGGCTTTATTTATGGGTTATATAGACAATTTGAAAGATGGATGAACAGATTTATTAAAATTAGAAAATATAATAAACCTGCATTTAAATTCTTTTTCTATCTTTTAGATATAACTATTTTTAATAGAAAAGATGTAACTGCTAGATATAAAGATGCGATTTCTCTTGGAGTTCCAGTGATAGACAAATATATTTCCTCATTGGATTTAACGCCGTCGAGAACACTTGGAGCATATGTTACGCATGAAAGTATATTTGATTTTAAAAATCATTGTATACCATTACAGACATCTTATAACTCGTCCACTGAAGAAAATAAAGGTGGTCGTCCAACAAACAAGAGTAAAAGTGAAACTTTGGATGAGGCTGGCGAAAAAACTGAAGACTTAGATTCAAACATTGATAGATAAGGAGGGATATTGTGTCAGAATCAAAAATTAAAAAAACTGCCCTATCCTTCCCTGTCACATTCGAGAAGGTTAAAGATTTTGAGGCGGCAGATGATAGGTTTACAAAAGTAAAAGTATGGTTAATGCACTTGGGTAAAAATTTGAACAATAGTGCATTTGAAAAATCTGTTGTTGATAAGGCAATTCCTACTCTTCAATATATACCAATTATGGGCTTTGTAGAGTTAAATGACGATAATGAAAAAGATTTTTCAGACCACAGATACATAATTACCAAAGATGAAAAAGGTGTGCGAAGAAAATATATGGGCACACCATATGGAGTTATAAAATCTTCTGATGACAACAATGCTCATTATGAAGAGCGTTTATGTGAAGATGGAGAAACTAGAACTTTCTTGGTTACAGAGGGCGTTATTTGGAATGTTTTAGAAGATGGCGCTGAAATTTTTCATAGAGATTTAATTAAAGGACAGTCGATGGAGCTGTATGAAAAATCTATTGACGGTTACGAAGATGATGATGGAGTGTTTCACTTCACAGAGTTTTCATTTAGAGCAGCTTGTGTGCTTGGTGACGATGTTACGCCTGCCATGACTGGCTCTACAGTAGAAGTTCAGTTTGCATTGAGTGATTTTGTGAAAAATATTCAAAGCGAACTTAACGATAAATATAGCATGTTTACAAATCTTGTAAACAATACTACGCTTGTTGACTCAACAAGTGATGTTGCTTTTACCGAAGTGACAAAAGAAAAAACTAATGGAGGTGTAGAAATTATGGAGAATACTGATTTTACTCAGACATTGCTTGGACTCTTCTCCGATATTTCAGCACTGATTAGTCAGCACGAAATCACAGTTGACAGATGGGGATATGAATGCCCTCGCTATTACACTGTGGATATTCAAGAGAACGAAGTGATTGTAGTTGATACAAAAGATAATTACAATTATTATGGCATTTCGTTCAGCGTTGAGGCAGACAAGCCCGTTGTTGACTTTGAAAGTGCAAAGAGAAAGAAGCTACGCTATGAGGACTATGTAGAGGGCGAGACCGCTCCCGAAGGCGCATTTGATTTTGGTAAACACATTGAAAAAATCGAAGACAACGCTTTCGCCAAGGTTGAAGAAGCCAGCACAAAGGTCTCTGAGGCTGAAGGCAAGATTGCTGAGTACGAGGCAAAAGTTTCCGAATTTGAAGCAGCTAAGAATGAGATTGAAGAAAAGTTTAATCAAGTAAATGCTGAATTCGAAGAGATGAAGCCTAAGTATGAAGACTTTGTTAGGGAAGAACAGGCTCGTATTGAAGCCGAGTTAGATGCCCAGAAAGATGCTGAGTTTGCTAAGTATGAAGTTATTTTGGCTGACGATGCTAATTTTGTAGCTCTCAAAGAGAAGAAGTCTGAGATGACTGTCAAGGAAATTGAGAGCGAGTGTGCAATTCTGTATACAAGAAAGAGTCTTGCACAAACCAACTTTAGTAAATCTAATGAGGGAACTATGACCGCTGGTATTATCAACGATTCTGCAAAAGACGGATTCGTTGAAACCAAGTATGGCTTTGTCCCCGTCAGATAAAAAATAAACAATTAAACTTATATATAATAATTTAGGAGGAAAATGTTATGGCAATTCACGCAGTTTGTGAAACTACCAATCTGAGAGCTGTTCACTACGCCGAGCGTATTTGGGATGGCGTTTGTGACGCAGACATCGACAATGGCACCATCGGATACCTTGATGGTCAGGCCGAAGAGGGTGGCGTTATTTATAATTTCGTTGCTGGCACCAAGGAGGGTATGGCTCCCGTTCTGGTGCATATGCCTGAATGGAACCCCGATACTTCCAACAGACTGAACCAGAGAAAGGATAAGTTCTATAATGAAGCTGGCGTTCCTTTCCGTTGCTTCACCCTGAAGGCTGGCGACGAGTTCGCCCTGTCTCCCGAAGGTTTTGCTGGCACTCCCGAAGTCGGCAAGTATGTATCCGTTGATGCCAACGGTAAGCTGGCAGTTGCTGATGCCGCAGTTGCTGATGCAGTGCTGGTTGGCAAGATTATGAGAAAGCGTCAGATTGGTTCTACTCTGGTTACTCCTCTGCGCACTTATGGCTATGAGCGCATGATGTACACTGTTAAAGTAGAGTCTTTGGCTTAATTTTTAGTGAAGGAGGAAAATAAATATGAGAACTAATTTTAGTGCTGATGAAATGAAGGTTTTAGACCTCGCCAATGATTTAGCTAGAGGCGACTTCTCCCTTCATGTTGATAAAGAAAAGGTTACTCGTAAAGACCTTGAAAACTTTTTAAGAGATAAGATTAATAATGATATCCTGAAGGGTGCCACTCTGTATCAGGCTTATCGTCGGAACAACATTGTTCTGTTTGAGATTATCGAGGAGGTTGTCAATCTGACCATTTCCAATGACCTGATTGAGATTCCTTTCATCGATAACTTCGTTGAGTTTAAGAATCGTGCTTTTGGCGATAAGACCGCTTGGTATTCCGAGGGTAAGACTTATCTTTCTGTTGCTTCTTTTGCTGGCAACCACTGGGACACCAATCGTGAGAATCTGGATGCTGGCGAGGAGTTTACTCTGCCTAAAGAGTGGTGCTACATCCATATTTATGATGAGCTTGAGCGCTTCCTGCTGAATCTTGCTTCTTTTGAAAGATTCACCGATGTTATTTATCGTTCTTTCAATAAGTACATCAAGGAGCGCATTTACATGCAGTTCCAGAATGTTATGAATGTTGTGCCCAAGGACTTCTCTCAGAACGGCAACTCCGAGGAGGCTGTCGGTCATCTTTGTGACTTGGTGCAAACCGCTGGCGGCTACAGCGCTATTACTATCGCTGGTACTAAGGGTGCTCTGCGTAAGCTGACCAATATGATTCCCGACAAGTATTTCGCTGACTCTCAGCGTGAAGCCAAGGCTAGCTCTGGTTCTATTGGCGAGTGGGAAGGCAACCGTCTGATGGTTATTCCTCAAGTGCTGAAGCCCAACACTCTTGAACTGGCTCTGAATGACGATGTTCTGTTTGTTATGGGTGGCGATGTTAAGCCCATCAAGTTTGAGTTTATTGGTGACACTCGTACTCAGGAAGTTCGTGACGGCAGAGTTAACAATGATATGTCTATGGAACTTCAGGTTCAGACCTGCTTCGGTATTGGTATGATGCTGCCCGAAGTCTTTGGCAAGTTTACTTTTGCTTAATATTAGATTTATATAGAATTATTTGGATTTATAGAAAGGTGATTTAATTATGGCTAAAACGGCTAAGTCTACTGTTGAAGAAGTTGTTACTGATACTGTAGAAACAATGAATGAAGAGACCAAGAAGAAAACAATCAAGCAAGAACCCCTAGAAGACTCCGACGAAATTGCGGTTGTCTCCATTATTCCCAATGTTAGTTATAAGGATTCCAAGACAGGGGATTTTTATGAGTGGGATAAGATTGGTCATGTTGAATATATGACTTTTGATGTCCTGAAAAATATGTGGAGAAGTCACAAGGGGTATTTCCGCAATATGTGGTTAAGACCAAACGATGATAGAGTTATTAATAAATTTGGTTTAACTAAGACATATAAGGAACACGAATTTTTGATGGATAAATCTAACTATACCAGAAAGAACATCGACGCTATTTGTGAGGCTATTTCAAGCGCTCCTAACGGACTGAAATCTGCTATTTATGACAAGGTTAAGAGTTTGGTAATTGATGGAGAAATCACAGATGTTTCTGTTATTAAAAAGTTAGAGAATCGCTTAAAGATTGATTTGATTGAATTCTTATAATTTTAAAGTATGAGAGGTAGATTGTATGGCTACTCCATATGAAAAACTTTACGAAAATCTTTTACCAAAGTTTCGTAGTTATGAAATACCTCTCATGTCTACTGAAGAGGTAAAAGATTTTTTACACGACTTTCTTATTCCTGCTGTTTCAAGATTTCATGTTTGTCGTAAAGACCTGAACAATAGAGACGATATTATACAGAGATTTAATGTTGATTTGTCTGATATTGAGATTGAGATTCTTAGTAATTATTTGCTTATAGAATATATGGATTCTGAATATATTCGAACTCCATCTCTTCTTAAGGTTCAGTTGCCGTCTAGTGACTTCAAGGTTTTTAGTCCTGCTAACTTCCTTGATAAGTTGATGGCTATGCACAAAACATATAAATCAGAAAATGAAACGCTCTTATCTCGTTATGCGTGGATGGGAGCAAGGGAATCAGGTGTTAAACTTGGTGCTGGATATAAGAAAAATAGAAATTTTTAATGAAAGGCGGTGGGTTAAATGCAGTGTTTAAATAGATTTAATAAACGAATGAGCTTAAGTGGTGGGTCTCTTAGAGAAGAAAGTATTTTTAATACCAGAGAGTTATTAAAGGAAACATTTGCAGACGACCCATCGTTTACTCAAGGTGTTTATTTCTGGAAATTAGGTTTAAAGGAATACCAACATGAACATCCCGTTGGTATTCGATTATATGGCAGAACTTTTTCTGCTGCAAATGGTGTTACTGTAAAATTTCAGACGCTTCACGAAAATCCTATTGTTGTTGGAGATATTATTTATAACAGCAATGAGGATGAATATTTGATTTGTACAGAAGCATTTAATATCGACAACATAAACTATAAAGGTAAATTTACTTTGTGTAACTGGATGTTAAAATGGCAAAAGAAGGATGGTACAATTTTAGAATATCCTTGTTATGACATGAACTCAACACAGTATAACTCTGGCGAACAATCCAATGCACATTTCACAATTGGTTCGTCGCAGCATATGCTTACATTACCAAGTGACGAAAACACGATTGCTTTGAATACTCCACAAAGATTTTATCTTGATAAAAATATAGACAATCCCACTTCTTTTATTGTGACTCAAAATGATACAACGAGTCACAATTATGGAAAGAAAGGTCTGGTTAAAGTAACGGTTTATGAATATCCAAATAATGCCGATACGGACAGACCAGATTTGGGCATATGTGATTATATTGATATTAATGCCAAAGAAGATGTTTGTTGTTGTAAAGTTTCAAAAGCAGTTATTGAACATCAAACTACCACCATTAAGTCTGGTGGAGATTCACAAATTTTTATTGGTAAATTCTATGATAAAAATGGACAAGAAGTAACAGATGTTGTACCGCATTGGACAATAATTTGTGACTTCTCAAGCAAATTACAGGTAAAGGAATTTGATAATTGCTTAAGTATTGGAATAGACGACGATTCATATATTGATGAGGAATTTAAATTAATTTGTTCTGATGACAATAATGAAAGCGAGATTCTATCCGATGCTTTAATTATCAAAGTTGATTCTTTATTGTAATGGCTAATAGCTCTATCGTAAGAAAGGCAAAAAATAGAATTATCAAAGAATTTATCAAAGACAAAGAAATTATAGCTGCTATTGATAGCGAAGACATAAAACCAAATGAACCAGAAAAACTCATTGGAACACATATTTTTAATTATAATCAAAACCCACACACTCTAAATAAAGTAGGAACATTTATAACAATACAAGTTCATATACCTCAAAATTATTACAGTGATTATCACGGTAATTCGGCTATTCATGTAAAACCAACCATTGAAATATGGATAATTTCTCACGAGAAACATATGTCGGTAGACAATGTGCCAAAAGTTACACAAAATCGAAATGATTATTTATCAGAATTGATAGACAATAAAATTAACGGAAAGAGTGGTTTTGGCATTGGAGAAGTCAAGCTGATAAGCAATATAGAGGGAGCTTCGCAAGCAGACTATCTATATAGGAAATTAACTTTTCAATGTCTGGATTTAAACTGGTCTTTCTGCGAAGACGAAGATTAAAGAGGTATTGTAAATGTTTGATGTAGATGATTTGAAGATATATAGAGGTTCAGATATTCGTATAACAGATAAAATAGTTGTCACTCAGCCAACTATAGACCAGATTATAGAGTTTGGTGAGAAAAGATATTTTTCAGCCGTCCACACCCTAACTGGTGTTGGAGCAGACTTTAAGTGGCAATTATGGGATTATTTTGATACAGATTATACCACAATTGATGATTTTGATTTGTTTAAAAAAATGATTTGTGGACTTCTTTCGAGTAAAAAGAAAGTTTATAAAGAGCTAAAAGAAAATCCTGAACAATACGAAGAACATATAAATAAAATGACCGAAGAGGATTGGGAAGAATTATTATTCAACCCCCTCTCTTTAGTCTTAAAAGATATTGACTTTGCTGATTTTGAAGAGTATGAATCAGATAATAGTCCAGAAACTATTTTGTACGATAAAGAACACGATATCACAATTGATAGATTTGTATATACAAGAATCGTTGATGCCGTCAGAAAAATTCATGGGTTCAAAAGGAATAATGAAATTCCTGCAAACGAAAAAACAAAAATGGATTTGATAGAAGACGCTAGAGACGAGGCGACAGCTTCTGCTCAAAAGCCGTATAAAAGTGTGTTACAGCCGCTTATTTCTGCTTTGGCTGTTAAGACGGGGCAATTAGGCAGCGAATCTATATGGAATACGAAAATCTATATGTTCTTTGACGCTATAAAAAGAATAAACAAAATTCAAGATGCCACTTTGTTGTTGCAAGGTGCCTACAGCGGCTTTGCAAGTTTAAAGGGTGTCAGTAAAGATAGACTTGACTGGACAGGTGAAGTCTAAATTAATTAATAATAATGGAGGAAATATATTATGGCTTTTAATTTAAATGAGCTTGTGCTTGATAAGGTTCGTAGTTTAACCGCACACTCTATCAATGATGAAAATTATGGCGAGATGCTTTTCCGCCTCACTTCTCTGGAAGACCCATCTCTTTCCTGCACTGCTGAGGGCGAGGAAGTTGTTGACGCTATTGGTGCTCTGATTACCACTCTGTATCGTGCTAAGAAGGCTACCTTCTCTGCTTCTAACTCTCTGATTTCTCTCGACCTTGCCGCCGCTCAGTACGGCGCTAAGAAAGAAGTTGCTTCTTCTACTGGTAAGATTAAGGTTCCCACTTATGAGATTCTTACTGTTGCAGAAGGCGATACTACTGTTGAATTGAAGTACGCTCCCGTTGAAGAAATTCCTTACATTTATTCTGTCGTGAGCGGCGAAATTGGTACTTCTTATAAGTCTGCTGATGCAGCTTCTGCAACCGAGTTTGCTATCGCTGTTGGCGAAGGCAATAAGACAATCACTGTTCCCACTGGTTTAACTGGCAAGATTTATGTCGAGTACACTTACGAATCTGAGAACGCAAATCGTATCGCTAACAAGACTAGCAACTTCCCTGAATCTTGCAGCATGAAAATTTATGCTTATTTCAGAGATAAGTGCAATGACAATGTTAAGTACTCTGGCGTTATTGTTTCTCCCAAGGCTAAGTTGAATCCCGAGCAGATTGAACTGGCTCTGACTTCTACTGGCAAACACGCATTCGAGTTCCAGATGATGCGTGATTACTGCGACGAAGATGCCGAACTGTTCTCCATCATTGTTGCTGAGTAATTTGATTTAATTATTAAAAATATAGGGGGTAGGGATTTATTCTCCTACCCCTATACTATTTAAAGGAGGGAAATTCAGTGACAGAGAAAAATAATGCCATTTGTAGCATTTGCGAAAAGCCCTATCACAAATGCCTTTCTTGTCGTGACTCAATAAAACTTCAACCTTGGAAAATGTATACAGATTCTGCCGAGCACTATAAAGTATTTCAAGCGGTGAGAGGTTATAATACTGGTGTATATACTAAGGATGAATTTAAATCTAAGCTGAAGAATATAGATTTAAGTGATTTGGAAAGCTATAAAGAAAATGTCAAGGTTTTGATTAAGGATGTCTTAAAAGACAAAGAGCCTGTTGCTGAAACGGTCTTGGTCAAAGAAGAGGTAATTGTTGAAGCCCCTGTTTATTCTCGTAAGAGAAACTATAAAGTTAATAAAGTTGAAGCAAATTCAAATATTGAAAACGAAGTCGTAACTGAAGTCGTTGATGTGGAGTAATTTGTTGTTTTAAGTGTGTAAATAAATATTAGTTTAGATAAATGTAAAAAGGAGTATTATTTCACACTTTTATGATTATTAAAAATGATTAGTTTAAGTTGGAATTTAGTACTCCTTTTTTTTACACTTATTTAAGTTAATATTTGGAGTGCCTAAAACGAATGGAAAGGTTAATTGTGAAGGTGAAAAGAAATGAAAGCAATAAGTGATGTAACTGGCATCGAGTATGAAATGGAAGATGTAGTTTTCTTTAGAAATTTGTATCAGTCAAGTTTTTATATCGACCACAACGCAACTATTGTAGATGTATTTACTGACGGCAATAAGAAACTTGTATTTGTATTTTGGCGAGACCAGCATGAGAATCTGATTAAGTTGTGGCTTGAAAATAAATGTCAGGATGATAAATAATGGCTAAAAATACAGGAAAAAAATTTGAATCAATAATTAAATCTAATGCCCCATTCTACTTTAAAATAGTTCGCATACCAGACCCTCCTCAAAGTTTTGCTCAAAGAGAAGACACTAGATTTTCTAAAAAGAACCCGTACGATTATGAAGCGTTTGATAGCATTCATAGAATATCATATAGTTTAGAACTAAAATCAACATCTCAAAAGTATCTTACATATCACACTTGTGAAAAAGAAGAAAAAGATGGCAAGAGCACTATGATTCAGTGGCACCAAATTGAGGGTTTAACAAAAGCGTCTGAATATAATAACTGTCTGTCTGGGTTCATGTTTAATTTTAGGTTGGATAACGGCGAACAGCTTTTGTATTTTATGAATATAAAGGATTTTAATAGGTTTAGAAAAGATACGGATAAAAAATCGATAAATATTATGGACATAGCTTTATATGGTGGCATTAAAATTAACGGAGAAAAGCTTCGTGTTAATTATCGTTGGAATTTGGACGAGTTTTTAGAGTCTCAGTCCAAAATTTATCCTTTATAACAATTAAATATATAAAAACAATTATATTAAATTTTATGTAAGAAAGGTATGAATAATATGATGAAAGAAATGAAAAATGGCGTTTTTACTTACAATGACGAGTCTTATAATTTTGATTTTAAGACATCTCTCTCTGCGCACGATAAGCAGGTATTTGTTAAAACGATGGTTAACAATCTTGTTGACGAATATGGCTATGATGTTGTAATTAGAGATTTAATTTTTGACTTTATTATTATTGAGGTGTTTACCAATATAGACACATCTTTTATTAATATGAAAGATGACAAGGGCAATGATGTTGACCCTATTATTCCTATCGAACATTTCTTAGAAGAAACAAATGTTGTAGATATCGTAAAGGCAAATATGGAAGTAGGCTTACTTAATGAGTTAAATCGTGCAGTTGATTTAAACATACAGTATCTTACTGGCATCCATCCTAATCCGCTTAATGAAGCAATTGCAAATCTTGTATCTACTATTGAGAAGAAAATTGGCGAAGTTGATTTAGATAGTATGATGGGCATGGCACAAAAGTTTGCTGGTATGACCGAAGATTTCACACTTGATAATATTGTAAATGCATATATGAGTAGCGATATTCATCAGAAGAATCTGGAAGAAATTAAAGAGGCAAAAGAAGAAGCTAAGGCAGAATAAAACCGTGAACTATAGGTGATTATATATGACTTTTAAAAACGAAGCGCAACTTAAAAAGTTCTTAATGGAAAAATGCACTAATGCTGTCGCCAATGTAGAAAGAAAAGTTCATGAAGAATTTGCTGGCAATCTCAATCAGTTTTATACAGAGTTTCGCCCAGAAGAATACATAAGAACAGGCGCTTTGTTTAATTCGTTGGAGGTTACTGGTGTTAAACGAGCTGGAAACCGTGTTACAACAGAAATTTATTTTAATACTCCTAGTTATGACCACGGCTGGGTTCCTTTGCAAAGTGGCGGTTATGGTTATTCTTATTGGACTGACGATTATATTCTTGATGTAGCTATGACTGGAAAGTTCCCTCATGGCGGATATGAGGGTGGAACGGCTATCTGGACAGAAAGTATGGATAAGCTTGGTGGTAGACAAGGAATAAAAATTTTATTAATACAAGAATTAAAAAAACAAGGACTTTAATTATTTTGAAAGGAGGATGTTTATGGCTGGAAGAAAGACATTTAGAAAAGTGATTACTTCAGATTCACTCATTTCGCAGATAAACCCCGAAAATGTTAAGTTAATGGAAAGATTTTTGAAGAACTTTGCTACTAAGCGTTCTCCGAAATCTGTTGTTGTTTATCGTTCGAATTTAAACATCTTTTTCGTGTGGAATTTGTTAGAGAATTCTAACAAGCCATTTGCAAAGATACGCAAGTTAGAGATGTTGGATTTTTTCGATTATGCTCTGAGTGAGCTGCGTTGGAGTCCAAACAGATTCCATCAAGCACACAGTAGCCTTTCTAGTTTTTCAGATTGGATTGAAAACTATTATGATGAAGTAGATGGCTATGAAAATTTTAGAAACATTGTAAAGAAAATAGAAAAACCGTCCAAAGAAGCAGTTAGAGAAAAGACGGTTTTAAAAGAAGAAGATATCAATAAGATATTTGCGGTTCTTGAAGAAGAAAATCGCACTCAGGAACAATGCTTGTTGGCTCTTGCAATTTCTTGTGGAGCTAGAGTGTCTGAACTGGCTCAGTTTACTACTTCTCTTATTGATGAAAACCACACTGTATTTGACGGATTGTTCTTGGAAACTACTGAAAAGATTCGCACAAAAGGTTCTGGCGTTACTGGTAAGATGCTGAAAAAATATATTTTAAAAGATATGTTTCTGCCATACTATCACAAGTGGTTGACCGAAAGAGAAAATATTTTGAATGAAACTGGACAAGACCACGATTCACTATTTATCACAAAAGATGGTAATCCAGCAAACGCAGATAGACTAAGGGATTGGGTGAGTACTTGGGGAGACATTGTTGACCAACCATCTTATCCGCATATGTATCGTCACTATCAAATAAGTCTACTTAAAAGACTTGAAATTGACGATGATTTGATTGTGTATTTAACTGGTTGGGCTGAGGGCACTGGTCATACAATGATTTCGATTTATAATGACAATAGTATCACTGACACTGCTCCAAAATGTCTTGGGAAGCTAAAAGATTATTTAGGGCAAGAAGTATAAATAATTATAACAATTAAAGTTATAAAGTAAAGGTGTGAAATATATGGAAGTAAAGAATGAAAAGAAAAAACAAAATTTGTATTGCTGTTACTCCCTCCCTCTTCGTAAATATCTTTATGAAAACGGATTGGAGTACGATTTAGCTGCATTAAATCCAAATACAAAAAAATTATTTTGGGCTTACATTATTACAGATGAGCTATCTACTCTTTTGTCAAAGTGGTCTGAAAAATAATTTTTTATATATTAACAACTTGAAATTAAAATATAGGAGATAGTTATTATGTACAATATTACAACAGAAAGAATATATAAGGTATATAAACATACATTACCAAAAGAATTTTCTGGTAAGGAAAATGACAAGGTTTATATAGGCATTACATTACAAAGAGTGGAATATAGATGGAGAAATGGCGATGGGTATAAAGGTCAAACATATTTTTATAATGCTATAAATAAATATGGTTGGGATAATTTTATACACGAAGTTTTATATGACAATCTATCAAAAGAAGAAGCAGAAGAAAAAGAAAAAGAATTAATATCTTTTTATAACTCTACAAATCAACAATTTGGTTATAATATACAGTCTGGTGGCTACTCTCCAGAATGTGAATATTTAGAAAAACCTGTGATATGCATAGAAACAAAAGTTGTTTATAAGTCTGCAAGCGATGCTAGTAGAAAACTTGGAATTAGTAACAATACTATATCGGCTTGTTGTAGAGGATTAAACAAGTTGGCAGGTGAATATCATTGGATGTTCGAAGAAGATTATAACGAAGAAAATGCATTAATATGGCTCGAAAATGCTAAATCGAAAAAATATAGAGAAGTATATTGTATTGACACTGATAAAATATACAATAGTATAGTCGAAGCATCTTCTGATACTGGTATAAGTGCTAAGATGATAGGCAATTGTTGTTCTGGTATTGTGCCCTACGCTGGTGATTTGATGTGGTTGTATTTAGATGATGTTACAGAAGATAAAATAAATTATATGATTGAACAAAGAGAAATCAGAGAAAATGAAAAATTGGGTAAGCGTATAATTTGTTTAGAAACAAAAGAAATATATCAAAGTCCTAATGATGTTCAGAACAAAACTGGTATTAATAGAAATCAAGTTAGAAGAGTTTGCCAAGGAAATGGTGTAATGGCAAAAGGATATCATTGGATGTATATGTCTGATTATACCGAAGAATCTGCTGCCAAAGTTTTAAAGAGACCGAAGCAAATTAGAGCAAAGAGAGTCAAGTGTTTAGAAACTGGAATTGTGTATGAAAGTGTTAGAATGGCTGAATTAGATAATCCTACGAGTCATACATCTATAAATCAATGTTGTAAGGGCGTGCAAGAATATGCTGGAAAGTTACCAGATGGAACTAAACTACATTGGGAATATGTAAGCTAATAACAAATAAGGTTATATAAATAACTATATGGAGAAGAGGGAAGATTAAAAGGGTTATTTTAAGTGGTATACAAAATTGCCCTCTCTTCCCTCTCTTTTTAAAATTTAAATTTGAAAATAATGTTGCACCTTTTAAGGTGCGTTTAGATATGCACCGTTTGAAAGGATGTGAATTTAATATATGAGCGATTATTCAATCAAAATTGGAACCGAACTTGATACCAAGGGTATTGATATTGGTCTTAAGAAGTATCAAGGAAAGCCAATTGAAATTAAATCAAAATTAGATACCAGCGGCATTGACAAGAAATTGGCAAGCTATAAGGCAAAGAAGCCAATTGAGGTTAATACAAAATTAAATACTACTGGTCTTGCAAAAAAAATAGGGGAATATAAACCTAAAACTCCTGTTAAAATTAACGCTAAATTAGACACCAAAAATATTGATGCGACAATAAGAAGCTATAAAGCAAAGAAAGCTATCGAGCTTAATGTCAAATTAAATCATAGTGAAATTAGTAAACAGATAAGAAGTTATAAGGCAAATACTTCTATCAAGCTCAATACTAGGTTAGACAACAAAGAAATTAATAGTCAGATAAGAAATTATCAGGCTAAGACTCCAATTAAACTTGGCGTTAAATTAACAACTAAAGATATTGACGAAAAGATAAGAGCCTACAAAGCGAAGACTCCTATCAAGCTTGATGTAAAGATAAACAAAAGTACAATTAATGAGCAGATAAAAAGTTTTAATCCAAGAAATACAATTAAGCTTAAGGCGGCTTTGCAAAAGGGTATTATAGCTGAAGAGATAAGAAATTTCAAGCCGAGCACCCCCATTAAAGTCGATTTAGACTTAAACTATTCGGATATTGAAACAAAGGTAAAAACTTTTGCAAGTAATCCAATTGAGCTTCCAGTTAAGCTGAAGCCAGCAACAAAAGATTTTAGCAGTGGAATAACAAAGACTCCCGTTAGAGTTAATGCAGAATTAAATCCTGAAAGTATAAAAACTATTGGTAGCCAATTAGCAAGTCTTCAGCCAGAGACTCCAATTGTTGTTAGGGCACAGTTAGATGATAAAGCTATTGATAGTGCCATAAGTGAATATCAAACAAAGATTCCAACAATTAGAGTTAATGTAAAAGTGAATGACAACGACATTGACAAAGAAACAAGAAAACAAAATGCGCAAAGTCCTATTCAGGTTAATGTGAAACTAGACCGTAAAAGTATTAACGAGCAGATTAGAACTTTTACGACAAAGACCAAGGTAAATGTTGGCGTTAAACTCGATTCTAAAGGTATTGCTGAACAGATACGAAAAATTGAACCAAAGACTAAAATTAAAGTTAGTGTTAGAATCGACCCTAATGATGTTGCACAGCAGATTGGAAGCGTTAATACAAATACGCCTGTCAGACTCAATGTTGAGCTTGACCCCAATGGTATCCAGAATGTCAATAACCAAATTAACGCTCTTAGACAACAGATTCAAAATCTTGGAAATGTAACCATTAATCTTGGTGGTAACGGTAACGGTGGTCGAGGCGTTGGTAATGCTGCAAGTGCTTATCAAAGAGCTTTAAGAGGTGTACACAATCTCTATAAGCAAATTGAAAGTATGGAATTAAAGCTTGGCAAATTAGATATGTCTGGCATTGATTCTGGCAATATAGCGAATTATCGCAATCAATTAGACCAATTAAGACAAACTTATGTAAATCTTTTAGCTACTTTAAGCGGGCAAAATGGCGCTATAAATCTTGACTTGGTATTTACAGATATTGACCAAGCAAGAACATCGATTACTGAGCTTTCAAGTACCGTAGATAATGCCAGAACTAAATTGGCAAGGGATATTAAAATCGATATTGACAATGGTAATTTGGGAGCACAAATTGATTCTGTGGTCAGTAACTTTAGGCAGTTAGGCGTTGAAAGTCAAACTGTTGAAAACGAAATTAGACAATTACAAGCTTTATTAAGCAATATGGATGCGAGCGACGATGTTGAGTCTGTTACAGCAGATTATCAGACGTTTCTGCATTTGTTAGAAACAGTAACCAATAGAATTTCTGTTATGCAGTCAATGTCCAATAATATGCATGACATTGACACGTTAGACTTAAAGAAACAAGAAGCGATGTCAAAATTAACATCGATGTTTGAAGACGGTTCTCAGGCAGCAAAGGTATTTGGCACAAGAGCAAAACAGCTTGCACAAGAACTTAATGCGTGTGGAGCAGCCGATTTTAGCAATGTTAATAGAAAGATTTCAATTCTTGGACAAGAGGTAAAGAAGTCTAATCTTCAAGTTAAAACGTTTGGCACGAGATTAAAAGAACAGTTTTCTAAATACACACAATACCTATCTATTGCTTCTGTTTTTATGTATGCAACTCAAGCGGCAAGAAGTATGTTTGAGCAGGTTAAAGCCATTGACTCTGCAATGACTGAATTAAAAAAGGTTACTGACGAAACAGAAGAGTCTTACAACCAGTTCTTAAGCAACGCTGCAACGAGGTCGAAGGAGCTTGGTACAACTCTTGAAGGTCTCGTATCTTCTACAGCCGACTTCGCAAGACTTGGTTATGGATTTAAAGAATCTCAAGGTCTTGCCGAAGTAGCAAATATCTATGCGGTTGTTGGAGATGAAATTGAAGGCGTTGAAGGCGCAACAAAGAGTTTAATTTCTACACTGGCAGCGTTTAAAGATGAAGCTAGCGGAATCAGCGATACTGATTTTGCTATGGATATAGTAGATAAATTTAACGAAGTAAGTAATAATTTTGCTATATCCAGTGGCGGCATTGGCGAAGCTATGGAGAGGTCTGCTTCTTCAATGAGAGCCGCAAACAATACGATTGACGAAACTATAGCGTTAATTACTGCGGCAAACACCGTTGTGCAAGACCCAACCGCCATTGGCACATCGTTTAAAACATTGAGTATGAGAATACGAGGTGCCAAGACTGAGATGGAAGAGGCTGGTCTTGAAACTGATGGAATGGTTGAATCCACTGCCAAGCTAAGAGAAGAGATACTCGCTCTTTCTGGCGTGGATATTATGGAAGATAACAATACATTTAAATCCACATATAAAATTTTAGACGAACTTTCAGTCAAATGGAAAGAGCTTAGCGATATTCAACAAGCCACAATTACAGAATTAATTGCTGGTAAGCGGCAAGGCAATGTTGTATCTTCGCTTATGCAAAACTTTGATATAGCTAGAAGTGCATTGGACACCTCCCTCAACTCTTCTGGCTCTGCTATGAAAGAACACGAAAAGTGGAGCAAATCTCTTGAGGCTCGTCTTAATAAGCTTAAAGCTGCGTGGCAAGGATTGTCGCAAGCGTTCATGAAGTCGGACTTTTTAAAGTCGGCTTTAGACGGCGTAATTAAGCTTGTGGACGGCTTAACAAAGCTTATAGATACATTTGGAGCATTTCCTGTTTTACTTGGTGTTTTTGCAGGATTTAAGATTATTCCAAATCTTTTTGGGAAAATAAGTGCCACGGCAAAATCCGTTGGTGGCGGAATTAAGAGCCTTTCTGATGTTTTAGCGTTGTTGCAACTGTCATTCCCAAGAGTGACTGCGTTAATAGGAAAATTCATAACAGCTTTGAAAAAGAGCGACGATGGTTCTCGTGGTTTTACAAAATCGCTCAAGGGTATTTTTGACGCATTAAAACAACATTGGATTATTGCTATTGTTGTGGCTGCCGTTACAGTGTTAACGACTGTTTTTGGTTATCAGGCTAAACAAGCTGAAAAATTAGCAGAAAAAGTTGAAGAACTTACTGATAAATATAGAGAGCAACACGAAGAACTTAAGAAGCTTGAAAGCGATTACGATACATCTAATGAGTCTTCGATGATTTCTAAGTATGAGAAATTATCGAAAGGCGTTGATAATCTTGGTCGCAATGTTTCTTTGACGGCAGAAGAGTACTCAGAATATCAGGATATTGTTAATAAAATTGCAGAGCAATTCCCCTCTCTTGTATCTGGATATGACGAACAGGGTAATGCACTTTTAACCGTTAAAGGCAATGTGGAGGCACTTACAGAGGCATACGAAAAACTAATTCACGCTCAAAATCAAGATATACTCACTAAAACTGGTGATATTGAAAAAGATTTTGCAAATACGCTTAAAAAATCTGGCGGTGAACATTGGTGGTCTAATGGTCACGGTTTTTGGGCTGGACTTTTTGAAAATGGTGCAGATGTTGTTAGTAGAATTTCTGGTTTGGCTCCAGTAGACTTTGTTAACCAATTTGCTAGTAGAATGCTTGATTACGAGCTAAAGACAGATACAGCACGGTCAATTCAAAACTTGCTAAACGCCACGAGTGATAGTGAAAAAGAGAAAATATTAAACGAATTAAAACTCGATAGGTTTGCTGATGAGGAGCTAAGAGACCTTCTTCCAAGTGCGGGTTTCGATGTTGGATTCTTTGAGAACCCTGTTGACGCTCTTGAAAAGGCGTTGGAAAAAGACCCTGCAAAATTACAAGAGGTTGTCAATAATTATTATGCTCAGTTTGCAGAGGTAGTTGAAGAACAAAAGACTATTGCCCAAGCTAAACTAAGTGAAGCATTTGATGTGAGTAGTGTAATTAGCGGTTTGGACTATGGAAACATAAGCGAAGACTTACAAGCTATTGCATATCAAACCATTAACAGCCTTGATTATGATTTCTTTACCAAACTTTCTGAAAGTGGCAAAACTGTTGAACAGTGGACAACGGAGATGCTTAATCAGATTAACTCGATTAGCAAAGCTGATAATACTCAAATTGAAGCCGCATTTGATTTGCAAACTCAATTTAATGGCGGAGAAATTTCTTATGGTGAGTATGTAAGGAACCTAAAAGATGTTCAATCTACTATCGACGGGTTGAATCTAAAAGGCGAAGCCAAAGAGCAGCTTGAGATAAGTCTTGGCTTAAATGAGAATGGCATAATCGACCAATATGACGCTTTGGTTAAGCGTTTGACAGACACAAAAAATTATGACTTTGACATATCTGAAAATGAAGCAAAAAAGCTTCTTGATGGATTATCTTCAGAGGAGCTTGCTATTGCAGTTGATGTTATCACAGAGATGTCTAACAATAATGTTGATGAAACCATCGACCAAGTAAGAGCCGCAATCGACAGAGAGTTAGCCATTCGAGGTTTAACTCTTGAATTGAGCATTGATGTTGAAAAGACGAAGTTAGAGGCTTTGACGACTGCAATAACAGAATCTTTCTCTGGCTCAGGGTTGAGTTCTGAGCCGTTGAGTGCGGTTGAGGGAATGTTTAAGACTCTGAGCAGTTATGACTCATCTAAATTATTTGAGCGTACTGCAAATGGAATTCGTCTCAATAGTGACGAGTTTAGAAGGTTAAGCTCTGAGTATAAAAAAACAAATGTTGTTAAACTCAATGAGCAAATGGATTCCCTTGGTGATATTTATAATCAAACAAGAGAAGAATTATATCGGCTGACATACGGCACAGATGAATATAATGCGAAAGCCGCAGAGCTTAGCAATATTGAAGCGCAAATAAAGGCAACTGAACAGCTTGCTGCACAATATGAAGGTCTTGCTTCTGCTTATCAAGAATGGCAAATGGTAGAATCTGCTGGCTCTCAGCGTGATATGTATGAGAGCCTAATTGAAGGACTTGAAAATATTGACGATGAAATTTCTCGTGGTTGGTATGACGACGGAACCATCGAATATCTTGAGTTATTAACTGGCAAAGATTTGAGCACTGCTGGTATCGAAGAAGTTAAGAAGGCTTATAAGGGTTTGGGCAAGGAAATTGAACACACTTCTTATAGTGTTCGTGATTTCTTTACGGTAGATGACGAAGGCAATTCTACCAACGCTGGTGTTTACAATTTCTTAGATGCTATTGGTCAATTAGAAGAAGAGGCTTTTGGCGGAAAAGATGTTGTTAAACGAAATAAAAGTGGCAAAATTATTGGCTTTGACTTCCAAATTGTTGGTGGAGACAAGGTTATTGCAGACGCTCTTGGTATTAGTGAAGAACTCGTTCAGATAATGGTTCGTGCCGCCGATGACGCAGGTTTTGTTGTTAGTATGGATGGTACATACCAACAGTTAGACGTGTTAAAAGAAAAGGCGCAGGAAGCCTCCGTGTCCCTCAACGACATTCTTGAAAAGAACGGCAAAAAGGGTTTTGATTTTAACTTTAATTCTTCTAATGTTGACGATATTAAAAATCAGCTTACTGAAGCACAAAAAATTCTAGATACATTTAGAAATACAGACGGCACTATTAATACCAAATTGGAAGGTGCTGACGAAGCTCTTACTGTTGCAAGCACTCTTCAAAGTATGTTGGACAAATTAACAAGACCAACATATATGGATATCGAAGTTAGTCAGGTTGAAGATGAAATTCAAGAGCCGTTAAGAAATCTGCAAGAGCTTAGAAGATTAACAGAAACGGAACATCAGTTGAAGCTCAGCGGTGCTGACACATCTAAGCTAGAAGAGTCCAAACAAGAGGTTTATGAATATTTTGAAGGGCTTGATGCAGAGGTAAAAGCCACACTTGGTCTTGTAGATGAAAAGGGCAATCCTCTTACTGGTGATGCGCTTAAAGACAAGCTCAATTCTGGCGATATAGCAATTGAAGCCACCGTTGATATCCAAATGGAAATGGATGAAAAGCTTGGTGTTCTTGTTGATAAAGCTTTGCTTGATGCTGGAATCATTGATGACGAAGAATTTGAGAAGCGTGTCAAGGTTTATCTTAATGCAGATGTAGACAATGACGACGCAAAGAATAAAACCGAGCAAGCTGTTAACGAGGTTGCTGGGAATAATAACGATGGTAACAGTACAAGTGGTCAATCTTTGGATGATAAAGTTGATAAAAATATCGATGTTGAGGTTAAGGCAGATAAAGTTGACACTTCTGATGTTAAAAACAAAACCGAAGATGCCATCAAGTCAGAAGTCGAAAGCATTAAATCAGAGGTTGAAGCAATTAAATCTGAAATTGCCACTGCGAAGTCAGATGTTGAAAGCCTTGCAACCTCTTTGAATACGCTTCAGGGCATATCAGAAGAAATAAGTGTTTCTGTCGATGCCAATTTAAATGGCAATGTTCCTCATATGGACGAATCTGGACAGATAGACAATCTATTAATGTTCGCCGCTGGCGCCAAAGAGTTACAAGACTTGGATGTTGGAGAAAATGGTGTCGTTAGCCTTTCTGTTGAGGCTAATTTAAGAGGTAATGTTCCAAATCTTGACGAAGAAAGTCAAATAGATGATTTATTAATGTTCGCCGCTGGCGCAAAAGAGTTGCAAGACTTGGACGATGTTGATGTAGATGTCGATGTATCTATAAGTAAAAATACAAAAGATATTCTTAAAAAGAATGAAAACACATTTACTCAGGATTTACAAACTCTTGCGAAAGGTATATCCGATTTACAAGGGCTTGACGGCGTTGATATTGATATTGATGTATCTTTGAGCGAAGATACCAAATCAATTCTTGCAAAGAATGAAAATGCGTTCACTCAAGACTTACAAACGCTTGCTAATGGTGTTTCTGATTTACAAGGATTAGATAATGTTGATATTGATATTGATGTATCTTTAAGTAAAGATACTAAGTCAATTCTTAGTAAAAATGAAGATGCTTTTACTCAAGACCTACAGACTCTTGCCGAAGGTATATCTGATTTGCAAAATCTTAAAGATGAAGATGTTGATATCGACATCGATATATCTTTAAGTAAAGATACTAAATCAATCCTCAATAAAAACGAAAATGCTTTTACTCAGGATTTACAAACCCTTGCCAAGGGGATTTCTGACTTGCGTGACTTAGATAGTGTTGATGTAGATGTCGATGTATCTTTGAGTAAAGATACTAAATCAATACTTAATAAAAATGAAGATGCTTTTACTCAGGATTTGCAGACACTTGCAGATGGCTTGTCTAAATTGCAAGATGTTAAAGATGGAGATGTTGATATTAGTGTCGATGTATCTTTGAGCGAAGACACTAAGTCAATTCTTAACAAAAACGAAGATGCTTTTACTCAGGACTTACAAACACTTGCTGACGGTGTATCCAAATTGCAAGACTTGGATGATGTTGATGTAGATGTCAATGTATCTATAAGCAAAGACACTAAGTCAATTCTTAACAAAAATGAAAACGCTTTTACCCAAGATTTGCAGACCCTTGCAAAAGGTATTTCTGATTTACAGGGTCTTAGTAGCGTTGATGTAGATGTCGATATCTCTATAAGTGAAGATACAAAGAATGTTCTTAGCAAAAATGAAAACGCCTTTACTCAAGACTTACAAACTCTTGCTAAGGGTATTTCTGATTTACAAGGACTTCAAGATGTTAATGCTAATGTCGATGTGTCTTTGAGCGAAAACACCAAATCAATACTCGATAAAAATGAAAACGCTTTTACCCAAGATTTGCAGACCCTTGCAAAAGGTATTTCTGATTTACAGGGTCTTAGTAGCGTTGATATTGGTGTTAATGTGTCAGCAGACGGAAACGCCATTATTGGAGACGATAGTTTTGACATATTGAACCGTTTGCAAAATTTTGCGAGCGTCGCTAACAATATAACGAATCAAGATATCAAAGTTTCTGTTACTGCCAATGTTGATTCTGAGAATGTCAATAAGGCTATTCAACTACTGCGAGATGTTTCTGGCAGTGGAGTATTTAAAGATTATAAAGCAACAGTACAAGTTGGAGCAACCATTGCCACAATTGATGACACAACCGTTCAAAATTACAAGGCTCCTGAGAAAGACGGAGAAGTATCGTATTCGGTAAGTGAAAATTCTCCTGTTTATACTTGGACTGCCCCATCAAAAGACGGTGTTGTTAACTACAGTGCAGAGGTTGAAGCATTAACAAGTGCTCAAAAGAATAAAACTGGAACGATTACTTATAAGGCTAACATTGTTGGCTTAAGCCCTGCTGCTGGCACAGCTTATGCAGGTGGTTCAACTGGTCGTGCTTTCGCTCGTGGCGATTGGGGCATTAAGGGTAATGGCGTTGCTTTGGGCGGAGAAATGGGTAGAGAACTCATCGTCAGAGACGGAAAGTTCTTTACTGTTGGAGATGAAGGTGCGGAGTTCTTCCGTTATAAGAAAAACGATATAGTTTTTAATGCCACACAAACCGAATCTTTATTTAAATATGGTGGTATTAAAGGCGCTAATCCACGAGGTAAAATGCTTGCTAGTGGCACCGCTTTTGCAGAAGGAGTTGCGTTTGGCGGCTCTAGCGGTTCTGGCGGTTCTGGCAAAGTTAGCGGCAACTCAGTAACTGGTCAATCTTACGGCTCAAAAGGCTCCTCTTCTGATAAAAACTTCGAGGAAGTAATCGATTGGATTGAGGTTATAATTGACCGTGTTGAACGGGCTATAGATAAATTTGACCAACAAGCAAATAATATTTACAAATCTTGGTCAAGTAGAAATGCCGCTTTACAAAATCAGATTTCTGAAGTTAGTAAAGAAATTGGTCTTCAGCAAAAGGCATATAACAAATATATGTCTGCCGCTAATGGTGTTGGTCTCTCCTCTTCGTGGGCTGCAAAAGTTCGCAATGGTGAAATTGATATTGACACAATCAAAGATGAAACCCTTGCCGATAAGATAAAATCATATCAAGATTATTACGAGAAGGCGCTTGATTGTCAAGATGCAATTAGGGAGCTTCGTGAGGAAGAAAGCAAACTCTACGCCCAACGTTTCGAAAACATCCAAACTCAATATGATGGCATCCTACAAGGTTACGAGCATACTGAAGCTATGCTTAATGAATACATTTCTCAAGCCGAAGAGCAAGGTTATATAGTAAGCAAGAAGTATTATCAAGCCTTGGTTGACAATGAAAAATCAAATATTGCCGAACTTAAGAAAGAGCAAGCTGATTTAATTGCAGAAAGAGATAATGCTGTTGCAGAAGGTAAAATAACCAAGGGCAGTGAAGCTTGGCTTGAGCAATGCAAGGCTATTGATGAAGTTACACAGAGTATAGAATCTGGACAGACTGCTCTTTTAGAATACGCACGAGCAATGGAAGAAATAGACTGGTCTATTTTTGACCTAATTCAAGAACGCATTTCTGACATCACAGCAGAATCTGAATTCTTAATTGAGTTAATGAGCAATAAAGACTTGTTCGATGACAATGGTAAGTTCACAGAACAAGGCGTTGCCACTGTTGGTCTTCACGCATTAAATTATAATACTGCAATGTATGCTGCGGACGACTATCAAAACGAGATTAACAAACTCGATAAGCAAATTGCTAAAGACCCATATGACCAAGAGCTTATTAATCGTAGGCGAGAACTCGTTGAGCTTCAAAGAGAATCTATCCTTGAAGCTGAAAACCAAAAGAATGCTATCAAAGATTTGGTTGAAGAAGGTATCAATCTTGAATTAGACGCACTTCAAGAAAGAATTGACCTTCATAACGAAGAGCTTGATAGTATGAAAGACTTCTACGATTACCAAAAAGATGTAGAGAAGCAGACGAAAAACATTGCATCTTTGCGTAAGCAACTTGGTGCTTATGAAGGCTTTGATGATGAGGAAACTCGTGCAAAAGTGCAAGAACTTAAGGTGTCTCTTGAAGAAGCTGAGGCAGATTTATTTGAGACTGAATATGACAAACTTATTAGCGATACTTCTGCCCTTCTTGATACTCTTTATACCGAGTACGAAACTATACTCAACAGTCGTCTTGACAATATAGACTTTCTCTTAGAGCAAGTTATTGATGGTATCAATGCTGCCGCTGGTTCAGAAGGAACTATAACATCTGCCTTGGGTGCTGATGGTGCTATTGCCGCTGCTTTGGGTAGCAATGCAACTACTATTGGTGAAACATTAAAAACCGAAGTTGGCAATGTTGGAACAAAATTATCAACTGCCATGAGCAATATTTGGCTTGGAGATGGTAGTGGTAAAGCTGTCTTGGATTTGTACGGAAAAGATTTTCAAAATAGGGCTACTACTGCTAATGACGCTCTTAATAACATCAAAGCCAATGTTAATGCAATGGTTGATGATGTCGATAAGGACGCTCAAAAGAAAGTCGAAGCCAATAAAACCGCCACTTCTGCCAAGAAGAACCCGACTACTACCACTACAACCAATACCAATAAGAATACTACAACAACAAACAAAACATCGTCGAATAATTCTAAGATAACCGATGATGTGTTGATGGGTATTGCTTCTGCTATTTGGGTATACGGAAGTGGTTCTGGTTGGGGTAATAACCCATTCAGAGAAAACAAGCTTAAGAATAAAATAGGCGAAGCAAATGCTAAAAAGGTTCAAAGCAATATTAACTCTTATGGTTCAAGCGGTAAGTTGTATGATTTCTGGATTAAAAAGGGTAAAAATCTTGATAAGTATAAATATAGCGCTTTCAAGTCTGGTGCTAAAGAAATTGACGCAACGCAATTGGCTTGGACTCAGGAAAATGGTCAAGAGTTTATCGTTAGACCTTCTGATGGAGCAATTCTTACCCCTGTTGCCAAAGGTGACAGCGTGTTAAATGCCGCTGCAAGTAGCAATATCTGGCAGATGGCAAACTCTCCTGCTGAGTTTATTAAAGACAACCTTGGTATTGGTTCTGCTAATGTTCCTAATGCTCAAAATGTTAACAATAATATTACTCAAAACTTCGAGAATATTACCTTTAGTATGCCCAATATCCACGGTTATAACGACTTGTTGAGAGAAATGCAATCCGACCCCAAGTTCGAAAAATTGGTTTTATCTATGACGGTTGACCGAATTGCTGGCAGAAGTTCTTTAGCTAAGGGTAAATCAATTAGATAATTTAGATAAGATGGTGTTTCACTACCGTTAAATGTGAAGCGTTAATGATTTGGGAGGTAGATGCATATCTACCTCCCTCCTTCTATTTTTTGAGGTGTATGAAATGAATGAAAGGAATTGTAAAAAAAGATTAGAGCTTCAGCAAAAAATTATTACTCGTCAATCACAACAGATTGAGTCTTTGAGTACAGAAAATGCAAAGCTGAGATTACAAATTGAAGAAAAGGACAATGTAATAAGTTCTATCGAACCAATGCGTAAAGAATTGGCAGAGAATATTGAAGAAGTTAAAAAACATAAAGAAGAATACAAATCTTTGATTCAAGAGCTTAAGAAGATGAAAGAAATCGTCAACCAAGAAGTATATCGTGGTAGATGGAAAGTAATTAGGCTCTTAATGAAGTAAATTTGAAAATTAACAACATTTAATGTTATATATTATATAAAAAGGGGGGGTGGTCGTATGTCAAAAAGAAAAACGCACGATGAATATGTTGCTGAGCTGGCGATTAAGAATCCTAAAATCGAAGTTCTTGGACAATATGTTGGAAATAATGTCAAAATACTTCATCGTTGTAAAGTTGATGATTATGAATGGATGGTTTTACCTTCTAGTTTGTTGTACGGGAGAGGATGTCCTGTTTGTTCTAAAAAGAAAAAAAGGACACACGAAGAATACATAATAGAGGTTGAGAAAATAAATCCAAACATAGAAGTTGTTGGAAGATTTACTAACACAAGAACAAAAATACTTCATCGCTGTAAAATTGACGGTCATGAATGGTATGCAAAACCAAACAATATATTGAATGGAAGTGGATGTCCTGTATGCGGTGGTTCAATGAAAAAGACTCATGATGAATATGTTGTTGAAGTTGCCGAAGTAAATCCTAAAATCGAAGTTGTAGGTAAATATACTAATGGTCATACAAAAATTTTACATCGTTGTAAAGTTGACGGACACGAATGGATGGCTTGTCCTAGTGCAATATTAATAGGCAATGGATGTCCTATGTGTCAAAGAAGAATGGTGAGAAATAAATTGGCAAAGACCACCGAAGAGTATATTAAAGAACTTGCAACTATTAACAAAGATGTAGTTGTTCTTGGGGAGTATGTTAACGCTAAGACGCAAATCGCACATAAATGTCTTGTTTGTAATTGGAAGTGGGATGTTACGCCAGAAAGCCTTCTTTGTGGTCACGGTTGTCCTCAGTGTAGTAAAAGCAATAAAAGTAATGGAGAAAAAAATATTGCTAATTGGTTGGACAAAAATAAAATTGCATACAAAAAACAAAAGACATTTGCAGATTGTAAAAATGAGTGCGTACTACGATTTGATTTTTATTTGATTGATTATAATATTTTGATAGAATACAACGGCAAACAACATTACGAACCTGTTGATTATTTTGGCGGACAGAAGGCATTTGAAAGCCAAGTATTAAAGGATAATATAAAAAAAGAATATTGCAAGAAAAATAATATACTTTTATTTGAGATTCCTTATTTTAAAGATATCAATGAAGAATTATTAAGATTGAACGATTTAATCATAGAAAGAAATGTCGTTAAGGAGGTGGCAGTTTGAAAGCATATGATTTTCAATATGGAGAACATAATCTTCAAGATTTCGGAATGATTTTGTGTAAGTTTGGTTCAAGCGGATTAGACACGATTTCTGATGGTTCTGAAATAACATTTAATACTATTTCAGTTCAAAATGGTGTCAAAAGTGAATTAGTCAGCACCGTATATGAGAACAATTTGGAAGCAACATTGCAGATATGCAAACATTCTTGTACTGGTGGAGTACAAGAAATAACTGCTACTGAACATCGTGAATTGACGAAATGGCTTTCTCGAAAGCGCTTCTTAAAATTCAAAATATTGGATGAAGACCATATTGATTTGTATTATGAAGCGATTATTAATATAAGTAAAATTGAACTTGATGGCAAACTTTATGGATTGGAACTTAGTGTGACAACCAATCGTCCATTTGCATTGCGTGAGCCTAAGACTATCATTATCAAAAATCTTGAAACCAATGGCAAACACTCCTTTAATGATGTTTCTTATGAGGAGGGATATATTTATCCTTACACAGAAATTGTGGTTGCAGAAGATGGCAATCTTAATATATATAATGCTATAGAAGATAGAGATACTTTTATTGCGAATTGCAAGAAAAACGAAATCATCACTATGGATTATCCAGTAATCACTTCTTCCCTTAAATCTCATAACATACAAAACGATTTTAACTGGAACTTCTTTAGAGTGGCAAATACTTATGAAAATAGTAGGAACGATTTGACCATCTCCCTCCCCTGTTCTATCAAGATAGAATACTCTCCTATTGTTAAAGTTGGTTTATAAGGTGGTGGAATTATGGCTATAAAAATTAAATTTGATTTAGTTGGTAATCCAGAACCACCTACTATAATTTTGGCAAATAGAAACGGAAATAAATTAGGACAATTAAAAGTTAATGAAGATAGCGTTGATTTAATTGATAAATTCAATGATGCTTCTGAAATGTCTTTTACAGTAAATAAATATATTGATGGCGAACTTACTCCCTTATGGGATAAGCTTGTAGATTTTAAACTTATTTATTGTAAAGAATGGGATGCTTGGTTTGAAATCAAGGTTGAGCTTGATGAAGAAACCGAAACTGTTAAGACGGTGTTTTGCACTCAGTTAGGTCAAGCAGAATTATCTCAGATTATGCTTTACAATATTGAAATCAACACAGAAAAAGATATTGAGCGTGACGACTATAAAATAAGTATTTTATATGACAAAAATGACACTAAAGCATCTATATTAAATAGAACGCTTGAAAAGGCACCCCATTATTCTATTGCTTATGTAGACCCTACTATTGCAAAAATACAAAGAAGCTTTTCTTTTGATAATACTTCTATATGTGACTCACACCAAGAAATCGCAGAAGAAATTGGTTGCTTATTCAAATACAATTCTAATTCCGATGAAAACGGAAAAATTCAAAGAACCATTTCCGTTTATGACTTACAACAGAACTGTAACGATTGTGGACACAGAGGTGAATTTACGGATGTGTGTCCTAAGTGTAATGGTACGAATATTAAGTATGGCTATGGTGAAGATACTTTAATTTTTGTAACTGCCGACCAACTTGCCAGCGAAGGCATAGAATTGACCACCGACACAGATTCAGTTAAAAATTGTTTTAAACTTGAAGCTGGTGACGATTTGATGACGGCAACTATTCGCAACTGCAATCCTAATGGAACTGATTACATATGGTATTTTTCAGACGCAGTTAAAGAAGATATGTCGAATGAGTTGGTTGATAAACTAAATTCTTACGATATTCTATATAAAGATTGTTATGACAACCACGAATCTAAGTTAGATACAAATTTAGTTAATCAATACAATGCTCTTGTAGAAAAATATGAAGGTTTTTATAATACTAAGTCTACCTGTATAAATTGCGACTATGAAGCGGTTTTTCAAGGCGATTGTCCAAAATGCGGTAGTGCAAATGTTTTATCAGGAAAGAAATTACAGTCAATTCCAATTACAATTAAAGGCTATCCAGCTTTAATGAATGCTTATTATAATACAATTGATTTGTCGTTGTATCTTGAGTCGGCTCTTATGCCCACAATTGAAATGAGTGAAACCACTGCGGAAGAACAAGCAAGTTTATTAACCACCTCTGCCCTCTCCCCTGTTGCTGTAAATACTCAAAACGCAGAAACTATATCTCTGGCAACGGCTAATAGCGCTGTTTTGTCTTTGGCAAAAATTATTGTTAAATCAACATATAAAGTAGAAGTAAAAACATCTACTCTTTCTGATGATAAAATTTGGGAAGGTAATTTTATTGTAACCAATTACTCTGATGAAAATGATACCGCAGAAAGTCAAATTATTGAAGTTGCAGTTAACAATGACACAGAAACATTTGTAAAACAAAAATTAGAAAAAGCACTAAACAAGGAAAATACGGATGATTATTCCATTTCTGGTTTATTCGAAAAAGAATATGATGATTTTTGTGCGGAACTAAAGAAGTATGCTCTTAATCCTTTGAAGAGTTTTTATGACGCTTGTGATACTTGTATCAATATATTGATAGACCAAGGCGCAGGAAATAAAGTTGAGAATCCAGATTTGTATGAAAAGTTATACGAACCTTATTATAAAAAATCTTCTGCTATTTCTGCTGAAATAAAAATTCGAGAAGATGAGATTTCTGTAATTGAAGGCGTATGGGACAAGACCGATGAGAAAGCTCCAGAGTTAATTACTAAAGGACTGCAACAATATATAGAAGAGTGTAGAATTAAAATTCAAAACGTTCTTGATTTTGAAAAATATTTAGGCAAAGAATTATGGCTTGAACTCTGTGCTTATCGTAGAGAAGACACATATTCTAACGATAACTATATATCTGATGGATTAAACAATGCAAAATTGTTTGAAAGAGCGTTGGAGTTTGTTGAAGTTGCAGAAAATGAAATTTATAAATCTGCTGAATTACAACATTCTATTTCAACAAGCTTAAATAATCTGTTAGCCATTGATAAGTTTAAACCTTTGGTTAATTCTTTTAATGTTGGTAATTGGATTAGAGTACAAGTTGATGGCAGGATATTCAAGCTTAGACTACTTGAATATGAAATAGATTTTGGCAATTTTGAAAATATACCTGTTGAATTTTCAGATGTAACAAAAGTAAAAAATGGTGTTACAGATGTGCAGAGTACAATAGAACAAGCAAAGTCTATGGCTACATCCTACCCCTCTATTCAAAGACAGGCAAGACAAGGAGAAAAGAGCAACACTGTTGTAAGCAGTTGGGTTGAGAATGGGTTAAATACAACACAAGCAAAAATTGTTGATTCTGTTGCTGAAAATTTGCTATTTGATAAAAATGGCTTTTGGTGTAAACAATATGACCCAATTACAAAAACATATAGTAATGAGCAAATAAAAATTATTAATTCTACTATTGCCATTACCGATGACAATTGGAGCACAACAAAAACAGCAGTAGGTAAGTTTTATTATGTTGACCCAATTACTAAAGAAGAAAAAGTTGCTTATGGCGTTAATGCAGATACAATTGTTGGAAAACTGTTAATTGGCGAAAATTTAATTATTACAAATAACAACGGAAGTTTAGAATTTGATGATAACGGACTTGTCGCCTCCAACAAAGTTAATACAGTTTCTATTAACCCTAATAGTGACGATTCTATATTCAATATTAAGAAGGACAATAGTAACATTCTTTCTTTTGATGACAATGGCAATTTGGTTATCGTTGGAGATATTACAGCAAACAAATTAACATTATTAGACAACGCAGAAATTAGTACTGGACATATAAAAGGATTGTCGGATGTTGCAATTTCTGGCGACTACAATGATTTAGAAAACAAGCCGAATTTGTCTACTGTGGCAACTACTGGTTCTTATAATGATTTAAAAAATAAACCAACTCTTTCTATGGTAGCCACAAGTGGTTCTTATAAGGACTTGTCTAATAAACCAACCAATATATCGTCATTTAATAATGATATGGGGTATTTGATCAATGAAGATTTAGATACGGTTGTTAATGAATCTGTTGACAATGCTTTAGAACAAGCAAAGGAAAATGGTGAATTTAACGGAACAGACGGCGTTTCTGTGACTCATTCGTGGAGCGGAACAATATTGACTGTTACCTCTGCTTCTGGCACCTCTTCTTCTGATTTGAAAGGAGACAATGGTGATGATGGCTATTCTCCTGTGCGTGGCACTGATTATTGGACTGATAACGACAAAGAAGAAATAGTCAATGCTGTGTTGGCAGAGTTGCGGAACCAAGGAGTAATAAGTTAAAAATAGAGGTATCGTTATGAAGAAGAAAATGGAAACAAGTAAAAAAATTCTATGGCTTAGTTATATTATTGGAATAACACTGACTATTATTGTGGTTGTGTGTTCGCTGTTAAATGTTGAGTGTAGTAATATCACTACCCTTGCTGGTGCAGCTTGGATTGAAATCTCCGCAAGCAATGTCTTCTATTATACGATGAATAAAAGGCTTAATGCACCAAAGATAGTCATTGGTTTATATAATGATTTGCCAGATAACTTAAAAGAACAAATTGATATTAATAATTTGTTCTCAAATCTTATGAATTAAAATTGGAGGGTAAATTTATGGACGAAAGATTATTTCAAATTATTTTAATGTTACTCCCAATCTTGGGTGCTATCATAACTGGGTTTATCATTCCTTTTATTAGAGAAAAAATTGGAGCTGAAAAACTTGCAAAATATGAATATTGGGCAAATTTGGCGGTTAGGGCTGCTGAGATGCTGTGGAAAGAATCGGGTCGTGGTGCAGAAAAGAAGCAATATGTTATAGATTTCTTAAATAATATGTTTAATAAAAATAAGATTGTAATCACAGAACAACAAATTGAAATTCTGGTAGAGTCTGCGGTGAAACAGATGAAGCTGGAAGAGAATTGATTGAGCCATATGGCTCTTTTTTATTGTAAAAATAAGGAGGATGTTTATTATGACAGAACTTCAAATAAGACAAAATTTTGTAAATAGAGCCATTTCTTATCTTGGTGCTAAGGAAGGCGGCTCTAAACATAAAGAAATCATTGACACTTTCAATACATATCCGAATTTGAGATATAAGATGACAGTAAGAGACCCTTGGTGCGCCACAGCAGTATCTGCATGGGCTATCATGTGTGGTATTGCAGATATTTTTGCAATTGAGTGTTCTTGTAGCAAACAGATTTTCATGTGGAAGTCTATGGGACGCTGGCAAGAAATCGATTCTTATATTCCGAAAATTGGAGATATTTTGTATTATGATTGGGCAGATAATGCTGCTGGTGACAATAAAGGAGACCCTGACCATGTAGGCGTGGTCACTAAGATATCTGGCGATACTATTACTGTTATTGAGGGCAATAAAAATAATGCTGTTGAATATAGAACTATGAAAATTAATGGTAAATATATTCGTGGATATGCTTTGCCTGATTATGTAAGTAAAGCGACAAAGGAAGAAGCTCCAAAGCCGTCTGCGCCAGTTGAAACAAAGCCTTCTGTAAACAAGATTGATACTGTAAGAGAAGTTCAGCAATGGGCAAATGCAAATTATGGTTCTGGTTTGACTGTTGATGGTATTTATGGCGCAAAGACAAAAAGGGCTTTGGTTAAAATTCTTCAAATAGAAATTAATCAGACATATGGTGGTAAGTTAGCAGTCGATGGCATTTGGGGAACGAAAACCAGAGCTGCTTGTCCAACGCTTAGAAAAGGTGCTAAGAACGATGTTGTTAAAGCGCTTCAAGCACTTCTTGTGTGTAACGGTTATCCAAAAGCTTATGTAGATGGAGATTATGGTTCTGGCACATACGACGCTACAAAATCATATCAAAGTAAGAAGGGTTTAGCCGTAGACGGTATTGCTGGCAAAAATACATTTGCCAAGCTGTGTGGTTAATATACAAAATTATAATAAAATAACTAATAAATATATAAATATAGGCTAGAAGCGGTGAGTAAAGCCGCTTCTAGCCAAAGACATCTCTATTCCAAGGGTGTCAATGAAAATATTAATGAAAGGATGGTCGTGGATGTGAGATGGGAGAATTAAAACAATTGGCACAAATAGACTGGTGGTATATATTCATTGTTATAATTCTTGCCCTTGTTTGTGTTAAATTTGTCTGGTCTTTGGGTGAATGGTTCGTTAATAAGATTGGACTTGAAACCAAAAAGACGAGACAAAGAAGACTGGAACGAGAAGAGTTAAAAGCAACTACCGAGTTGGCAAAAACAACTGCTCAAAATTTGGACAAATTGCAAAAAAGATGTATAAAAGACGAAGATGAATTTAAAGACAGTCTTAATAGTTACATGGATGAAAGTCGCAAAGACCGCAAGGTTTTGCACGACGAAATGACAAGATATAGTGATAACAGGGTTAATGACAGGAAGCAATCTTTACAAATTCAAAAAGAATTAAAAGATTCTATTTCAGCAAGAGATGTACAAATTCAATCTTTAATTATTGCCAACAAAGAAATGTTGGCAGAGAAAATTAATGAAAAATATAAGTATTATATTAGCATTAAGGGGATACCTGAAGATGAATATGATGAATTTGTATCTCTACATAGTGCTTATAATGGAGTTGGCGGAAACCATCACGGGGATGCTAAATTCCAGTATTGCATAGAACATCTTCCTATAATTCCTGTTGAAACGAAACTAGTTTATAAAGAAAGCGAATAATTAAGGTGGTGATTGACAATGTTACAAACCACTACAAATATAAATGTTGATTTTTATGATAAAAAACATATATTAATTAATGCAAAACAACTTGATAGGGATTCCAGATTTCTTTCGGTTACTTGTTATGACCACGGCGAACCCTACTCTCTCAATAATGGGGAACACGCTGCTTATGTAAGATATAGAAAAGCTGATAATTATGGGGTTTTTAATAACTGCGACATTAACAATAAAGGAAAGATTATCGTTAAGCTTACAGAACAAATGCTTGCCGCCGAAGGTATATGTTATGCTGATTTAGTTATTGTTAATAGAGGTGAAGCAGAAGTAAATCCTAATACTGGCGAAATTAACGAATTAATAGCAAATGCTTCTGTATTGTCCACTATGACATTTTGCATCGATGTAAGCGAAGTTCCTGTTGCCAATTCTGATATTGAATCAACCCACGAGTTTATTCTTTTGAATGAGAATTTAGAAAAATATTGGGCGGATTTTGAAGATGTTATGAAAACTTCTAAATCTTGGGCTGTTGGTAGTACTGGTATTAGAGATGGTGAGAATACCAATAATTCTAAGTATTGGGCAACTCAGTCTAAGAATAGTGCAAGTGCTGCAAACACAAGTGCTTTGAATGCGGCAGAGAGTGAAAGAATTGCTGGCGAGCATAAGGACACGGCTATTGAACATTCTGGCAATGCTTATACATATATGGTGGATGCAAAGAACTCTATGGATAGCGCAAATAAAAGCGAGCAAAATGCTATCAATAGTGCAAGTGCCGCCGCTACGAGTGAAACTAATGCTAAGGTTAGTGAAACTAATGCTAAGACTAGTGAGACTAAGGCGGCTACAAGTGAGCAAAATGCTAAGACCAGTGAAACTAATTCCAAAATAAGTGAAAACAATGCTAAGACCAGTGAAACCAATGCATTGAATAGCGCTAATAGAGCGCAATCATATGCTGTTGGCGGTACTGGTACAAGAGCCGATGAAGATTATGATAATGCACATTATTATTATAATTTAACAAAAAATATAGTTATCGGTTTAGATACTGGTTTTATACCGATGGGCACTATTGCATTTTCTGAATTGGCAAGCGTAGAAAAGGCAACTGGATATGTGTATAACATAAGCGACGACTTTGTGACAAGCGATATTTTTAGAGAAGGTGCTGGCAAGTCATATACTGCTGGCACAAATGTTTATTATACGGCTAACGGACAATGGGATTGTTTTGGAGGTGCAGCTTCCCCCACTGCGACTGTTAGTGAAGTAAAAGATTATTTGGGTATTTAAAGGGGTGATTTAAATGTATACAATTTTAGTTTGTGAAGATAATAGTCTTTATGGCTCTCATAAAGAGCGAATTATGCAACGGTCAAAATTAGTTGATTCTATGGCTTTTATAGTTGACCCTATTTATAAAGGCATTGATATGACCA